TCAGAAGCGATGACAATTAAATTGTCCGAATTCAAAATGGTCACTGCTTTGCACAAGTATTATAATGTTGAGAATTTGACAAATATACTGAGCAGATCGGGCATAGAATATGCTTGGACTAGCATAGGAAAGTCTGATGAAGATGTTGAAAAGATAAAGAAAGTTCAGAATGAACTGGGCGTGTCTCCGAATATTGTAATTGATGTTCCTAATGGCTATATGGAAAGTTTTGTTAAATTTTGTGAAAAAGTTAGGAATGAATTTCCAGAGAGCATAATATGTGCTGGCAATGTTACCACTCCTGAAATATGTGAAGAATTAATAATTCATGGCAAGGTTGATATTTGCAAAGTTCAAATTGGACCAGGATCTCAATGCGAAACTAGAAAAATGACTGGGGTTGGTTACGGCACTTTTTCTTGCGTTCAAGAATGTTCTCACGCTGCTCACGGATTAAGATCAGATGATAGTAGGCTTGGTCTGATTATGAGCGATGGCGGGTGTAAAGATCCTGGAGATATTTGCAAGGCTATATGCGGAGGTTCTGATTGGGTAATGGTCGGAGGGATGTTTGCAGGCACGGAAGAATGTGATGGGGATTGGGAATATCATTCTGATGGATGTAAAAAAACTCTTACATTTTATGGAATGAGCAGTCATTATGCTCAAGAAAAACATGGGGTCGGCAAAAAGAAATACAGAGCATCTGAAGGCAAAGTTTCTGAAATTGAGCACAAAGGTCCAGTAGAAGATGTTGTTCAAGAAATTTTAGGCGGATTAAGGAGTTGCGGAGCATATATTGGCTCAAAACAACTAAAACACTTTAATAAGTGTGCTAAATTTGTCAGAGTAGTCAGATGATTGTTTAATCTCTGTCAAACGCTATAATAAAGAAAAAGGAGAAGGCATGACAGAGTATGATAATTTCGAAGATGATTTGAATGAAGAAGAAAAAGAGATTTTAAAAAATAATACAAACCCAGACGGCGATAGTGAAATAAAGTATAACTGGGCAGAAGAATTTCAGAAAAACATAGTTGCCCTACTGCTAAACGATAGATGGTTTGCAGTCCAGTGTAGAGATTTAATTAATCCAAAATACTTTACGAATGAAGTTCATCAATTTTTATGTGAAAGCTTATTTTTTCATTTAGAAAAATATGGAAATCTTCCACAGAGATCTTTTGTTATTCAAGAAATTGAAGATTACGTTAGTAAAAAAGCTGCAAAAGTAAAACAAATGTTTATTGCAGAAACAATATCTTTGTATGAAAAATATGTCCCTAACTTAGAATCAAGAGAATATCTTTTAGAAAAAATACTAAATTTTGCCAAGTTAATGGGCTTAAAAAATGCTTTTGATGAATCAATTCAGTTGATGAAAAAAGATCCAGAAGAAGAATCCACATGGATTAAAATACAGGCGGTATTAAAAGAGGCTTTGCTTATTGATAGAAATTTCAATGAGGGTCTTAATTATTTTGAGACGCTAGAAGAACGTCTTGAAAGAATGAAGGTAGAGGAAGAAACTCAAGAAAGATTTACTTCGGGATTCAAGAGTATAGATGACGCTTTGTTAGGAGGAGGTCCGCATAGGGGAGAAATATATTCTTGGATTGGACTGAGCGGCACTGGAAAAAGTTTGGCACTAGTCTCCGCAGCTAGAAAAAATGTTCAAGAATTAGGAAAAAGAGTTTTGTATGTTTCTTTAGAAATGGATGAAGATAAAATCGCAGAGAGATTTGACTCTCAGATAGCGAACATAAAAATAGGCACTGCAAGAGAGAATATGGATACTATAAGAAAATCTTTTGAAGATAATGTTCTTCATAAAGATGACAAAAAACTATTGCTCATTAAGCAATTTCCAGCAGGAAGCATGACGGTCAATACTCTTAGAGCCTACATGCAGCAATTATACATGGTTGGATTTAAACCAGATTTAGTTGTTATCGATTATATTGGAGAAATGAAAGATTATCCTGGAATGCCAACGTGGGAATCGAGATTTAGAATAGTCAGAGATTTGAGAGGGCTAGCAACTGAAGAGGACATATGCATATTTACAGCGATGCAGCCTAATAAAAGTGCTAGAGAAGCACAAAATAAAGACAGCACACTAGGTCCAGGCGTAATAGATGATACAAATTTGGCTGATTCTTATGGTCAAATTAGACCTTTGGATGGTTGTTGGTCGATAAATCAGATGCATCAAGAAAAAGAAGCAAACATAGCCAGAATATTTGCAATAAAACATAGACACGGAAGAAGTAGATTTACTTTTCATGTCGAATATGACAAAAACACATTGGAAATGAGAGAGCTAAGCGGAGCGGAATATGATCGGCGTTGGAAAGATCAGCAAATGAAAAGCATTGACAAAGAATCTGATACTGATCGACAACAAAAAGAAGTTTATAAAAAAATGAAAGAAAGCAAGCGTAAAAATAAATTTAAAAATGACGTTGGCTATAATAATGAACTAGATGATCCAGACAAGCCAGATGATCCAGACAAGCCAGATGATATAAAAAACACAGGAGATGAAAAATGAGCGAATTAGATTATTTTAAAGTACCAGTTTCTAGAACTACAATTACTATTGGAGGTCAAGAAATTGTTTTGGATAATACAAGACTGGCTTTTAATGAATCCACTCTTAATATTTTTATGGAAAACTTGGCTTTGTGGTACGATTATTTTTCTCACAAGCTGGCAGAGGCAGAAACTCTTCTCTCTCTAAAAGAATGTGACTATGAACTAGCTTTTAGTTCTGCTTATGAAAAATATAAAGAAGAAGGATGTACAGATAAGCTAGCAGAAGCAAACGCCAAAAAAGACAGCACTGTTTCAAATTATAAAAAGGACACTATAGGAGCAAGACATAAGGTAATTTTGCTAAAGCAGCATTTGAAATCTTGGGATAAAGCTCATGATAACGCTCAAAGTAGAGGTCATATGGTAAGAAAAGAAATGGAGAAACTAGGCACAGACATTAGAATGAGCGAAGTAGATAGCATAGTTAGGAAGAGATAATGTTTAGTAAAAAAAACATAGTATTTATATTCAAATCAAGAGAGTTCTATCCAAGTTGGATAGACCTTAATAATTATTTGTATGATGTTATTTTCATAGATGTTATAGAAAATAGATGGAAAACCATACATGAAGTTTATGATAAATATGATTTAAAAAAATATTCTAGCATTTCTTTTTTGGACTCAGATGTAAGATCTACCTCTGAAGATTTAGAAAAATATATAAAAATATTTAACAAGTATAAATTAAATTATTCTAGTCCATCTTATAAAAATAGCAAATTCTTTTCTCCAAAATGCATATTGAGAAATGTGAATATCATACCGACAAAGTTTATAACTTTTAACTTTGATTCTTTGAGCAAAATTAAAAGTTATTTAAAAGAAAATGATTCTGGATCTGGTATAGATTGGTTAATTCCTAAATTATTAGATTTTGACAGAGTTAGCATTGTTGACTACGTCATGATTAATAATGTTGTTAAAAATGACAATGTTGTCTTTAAGGATTTCATACAAGTTGTAAACAAATATGATCTGCATGATATGGATGCAATTGAATTTTCTACAATGGATTACGATGATAAAAACATTCAATATGAAATCGATGAAATAAATACAATAAATGAATGTAAATTTAATAGACCTAGTAGAAGATCAAATCAATGTCACACTTCGAATATGGTAATTAGTCAGAGATTTTTGAATTTACTGGAGAACATGACATGATAGACCCTGTAAATATAACAAAATTTGATAACACAAAAGAACAATTAGAAGAAGTATTGTTATTTTGGGTTCTTGCTGCTGGCAAAAATGCAACAACTGCATGTAGATGTTTGGACAATTTATTAATAAATGTTCATAATAAATTTAATATAAATCCATATAGACCTTTTGAATGTTTAGTAAAATTTGAAAAAAGCGAATTGGCTGATTTATTAAAAAGTCATGGAATTGGATGTTACAATAATAAATCTAAAACAATATATGAATTAGTAAATTCTAATTTAGACTTACAAGAATGCACCGCAGAAGATTTAGAGAAAATATATGGAATTGGAATGAAAACTAGTAGGTGTTTCATAATCCATAGTAGAAAAGATGCGAGCTATGCTGGTTTGGACGTTCACATCTTGCATTTTTTGAAAGATCTAGGATATAATGTGCCGAATCAGACGCCTATTAGAAAACAATATTTAGAAATAGAAAAAATATTTTTAGATATTGTTAGAAAATCAGACATGTCTGTTGCCGAATATGATTTGATGATATGGAATAAATATAGCGGAAGAAACAAAAATGACACCAAGCGAAATAATTCAAAGAGTGAAGGAAGAAAATCCAAAAGCCTTGTTGGCTGAAGGATTTGATCAAGCGATCGTAGGATACACTCAGAATAGTTTTCCTATGGTTGCAGTATATGACACAGAAAAGTGCATAGCGATATTGACCTCTAGTGGCATGCCATTAGAACAAGCTGTTGAATATTTCGAAGAAGACGTATTGGACAAGTCATATCGTCCAAATCAACCAATATTTATTTCTTTATGAATGATTTATTTTTTAAAAAAGAATTAAATGAAAAAGTAAATAGACAGTACGTCTCTTCTAGAATATTGCTAGATAAACTTTGCTTAGTCGATGAGGATTCGAGAAAAAGTGGACAATATCAAGATCCTTTGTATTTACCTTTTTATTTTCATTTAAATAAGTTTATAAAGCCGAAAAACATAGCTCAAATAGGGCTAAATTTAGGACTAGAAACCTGCTGTTTCCTACAAGGCAATGACTCGGTAGAGAGAGTTTTTGGATTTCAAAAAAATAACGACGCTTTTTACTCAGAAAGACTTGCCTTATCTAATATAAAAAGTATTAGTAAAAAGATAAAGATAGATTATTATTATGGGCAAATATATGATGATGAATTTATAAAGAAAATATCATCATGTTATTTAATAATGATAAATGAAAAAACAAATTTTGATGAAATTAAAAATGTAATCGATATATCTTGGCAAAATCTAAATTTAGATGGGCATTTGTTGATGGACTATTTGCATTACGATAAAAAAATAGAAAAAATATTTTTAGATTTTTGCAAAGTTCAAAATAGACCAAGCAATATTTTTAATACAAGATATGGAATTGGAATTATTTGCAAATAACTATTTTAGTTTAGGAGGCACATATGGGATATGAAATAAAATATTTTTATAAAGAAGCAGACGAAACCCCAGGCACATATAAAGAAGAAGTTTTATCTAGAACTTCTAAGCTAGGAAAGTTCGATGAAGAAATACCAATAGAACAAGTTGCTGGAAAAATCATGGCTCAACTTGCTAGAAGAAATGTATTGATCGTCGATATAGAAATATATGAATATGCAAAAAATAAAATAAAATATAAAGAAACCGAAAATGGAATTTTTATAAAAAATAAAAAATTTAGCTTTGATAGTGGAGCGTCTATTAGTGCGGAATCTTATGAAGACGAGGAGTTAGTCCGCATACTAGAAGACAAAAATCTTTTAGAAAAAATTAAAAAATCAATCGGTATAACTCAAGAAAAACAACTGGGAACCATGATGAGCGTTCCAAAAATTTCTACAAACAAAAAAGCCTTAAGATTAGAAATATACGACCCAGAAGTTCCAGCAAGACATAAAGTTGAACAAAAAGGTTATAAATTAACTTTGGGAAAGAAGTATCCTATTTATGAAGAAAAGTCTATGGGGGCGGGATTGCTTATATATGTAACCAAAGATGACAGAGGCAGAGAGGCAGAAATAAGTGCAGAATGCTTTATTGCACCCCCAATGGGATTGTCGCACAATTCTGATGAATATCAGTACGTGGGGGCAGAAAAAGAAAAGAAAGATGTAGATTTGTGGAGAAACCAAAGTACAGAGCAGAGCATGCCAGATATAAGGAGTAAATAATGTCTACTAAAAAACAAAAAGAAAGAAAGAAGAAAGTGCGCGAAATAATTGCTAAAAAAAGAGTTTTAGCAAGACGAAACTCTTTGAGAAAACAAACTAGTGACGAAAAAAAACTATCTAGATTAAATAAAAAATTTAGAGACAAAGTAAATCCAATTATAAAAGATGAAGAAAAGAGAAAAATGATGGAAGATTTGAAGAATCAAAAAATATTATCTAAATTAGAAAAAAATGCAGAGATATTAAAAGCATTGGAAAAAAATTATGAAGATGAATTGAATAGAAAAAAAGAGATGAATTCAGAGCTAGAGGCAGAAGGATATGTAACTTTGCAAGAAAAAGTTAAAGCTATGGGGAAGAAGGCCATAGAGGGTTTGGATGAAAAACAACAAGAAACTGGCGAAATAGATTTATCTGAAAAAAAAGATTAAAGTCTATTGACTTTAGTAACGATATTACTTATAACATATGAACGATGAATGCACAGCATTTATTACTTTCAATTACTTTTTATAACGGAGAAATTACATGGGTTTAGATATCAATAGATTGAATACAAAGTATCATGAAACAAAAACGGCAGAGTCAGAAGGTTCTAGCTCTTCTTACCTAAATAACTTTGTGAGAATGCCGGAAGGCAAAGGAAGCGTGATTCTAAGAATCTTGCCTCCGGCACCAGACGGCATGTTTGGTAAGAAAGACAATCCTTTTTTTCAAGCCACTAGAATTCACAAGGTTAATGGAAAGAGCTTGCACGATCCTCGTGAAAAGGTTAATGGTAGGTGGGTTGGAGAAAATCCAATTGGAGATTATCTAAAGTGGCTCTGGAAAGAGTCGGAGCAATCTTCGCCTGACGAGAGAGACAGAATGCAGGCTTTGTACAGACAACTAAAGCCTATCGATAGATATTATTATAACGTGATTGTAAGATCCGAAACGGACGATGCTGGGAATGTGAAGAAAAATGTTGGTCCCAAAATTTTGTCTGTTGGAAAGACTGTTCACGAAGCTATTTTGAGAGGCATTTGCGGCGACCCAGAAATGAACCAGCCGCGTTTGGGCGATGTAACAGATTTCAAGTCTGGTCGTGATTTCAAATTGGTAAAGACAATTCGTAAATCTGGGGAAAATACATATCCCAATTACGAAAGCTCTCACTTTTTGGAAGAATCTCCAGCAGGAGATCCAGATGATTGTAAGTCTTGGATGGAAAATCTTCATGATCTTGGTTCTCTGAGGTCTTTGAAAACTTCCGAGGAATTGGATCATGAATTAATGGTTCACTTAGGAGCAAAACAGGAAACAAGTTCTAATTTTGATCCTAATAAGTACAAGTCGCCAACGGCTGTAACTTCTTCGGTCGCAACTTCTTCGGCACCAAAGGTTAGGGTTGAAGAGGAAGATGCAGAAGAAGTCGTAACATCTAAAGTAACAAAAAGAGTTCCGGCTCCCGCCGATGACGATGATGACGACGAAATGGCTGATAAAGAGTTTTTAGAAGAACTTAGAAAGTTAAGTTGATTTGTTTTGTAAGTTGATTTGTAAGTTGGTTTGGGAAAATCCTCCTGCCCGGAGCAATTCGGGCAGGAGGACTAATTTAAAAATAAAAAGGAAAATTTATGGCTAAAAGCAAGAAGAATAACGACGCTGATTTTCTCGCAGAAATATTGAGCGAAACAGAAGGCGAAACGCTGAGAAGTGCTGGTCAAGTTCCGTATTTTGTAGATACTGGAAATTTGGCTCTAAATTATGCCTGTAGTGGGCAATTTATAAAAGGCGGCTTTCCTGGCGGAAGAATTATCGAAGCGTTTGGACCTGAAGCTTCTGGTAAATCTTTTTTAGGCTATTGCTTTATGCATGCAATTCAAAAACAAAATGGAATTGCAATATTGCTAGATTGCGAAAGATCTAGTGGATCAGAGTTTGCAGAACGTTGCGGACACGTAAATCCAGATACTTTGTTGACTTATGATCCAATAACTTTGGAAGAAGTTGAAAAGAAAATTATTATAGTCACAAAGGCAATTAGGAAGAAATTCCCAGATAAGCCTATTGGTATAGTTTGGGATTCAATCGGAGTCAATCCATCAGATAGAGAATGGAAACAGGTAGATCTACCGGAAAATCCAACTGTGCAGCAAATTCAAGCTGCTGGCGGAAATGAACGTCCAGGAGAAAGAGCCAAGGCTGCTAATAAAATATTAAGAAGTCTAAATCCATTCTTGAATGATAATGATGCAACGCTATATGTTATCAATCAAGTGCGTAAAAAAATTGGCGTTATGTTTGGTAATGACGAGACTACTTCTGGTGGAGGAGAAGCTCTTAAATTTTATGCTTCTTTGAGGCTTCGTTGTGGTGCTCCAAAATCTTTTCAAGATAAAGACACTAAGTTGCCGATTGGCGTCAATATGAGCGTTACCAATAAAAAGAATAGACATTTCACACCAGGAGTAAAGATTGAAAACATTCCTTTGTTTTTCAATTCTGGAATTAATCCGCTTGGAGGATTAATGGAAGCTCTATTGATGGCCAAGAAAATTGAAGCCACATCAAAAGGAAGATATAGAGTCTTGCCTGAATGGGCTAATGGCGAAGAAGAAGCCGTATTCCAGCAAGCAAAAGCGGTCCCTATGGACTCTGAAGTATTATTGAAATATCCTAATCTAATAGACGCAGCAAGTGCTGATGAGGTTAGGGAGTATCTAAAAGAATGGTCCGAAGCTATATCTTTGACAACAAGTGATGACATAGAACAAATAGATGCAAATACTGGCGATATAGCTCATTTGGTTGGCAATGAAGAAGAAGAAGAATGAATTTTGAGATAGTAAAAATCAAAGAAGATAAAGTTTTTGCTATAGCCGAATATAATATTGATTCATGGATAAGATTAAGACAATTTTATTTAAGATTAAAAAATATATTCGGAGCAGATAAAAGAATAATAATAATGCATAAAAATAGTTGGCAAGAATTATGCTTTGTTTTAGATGAAAGCATGTTTACTTCATGCGTAGGTATAATAGAATACGAAGAAGAAACGCCAGATAAAAAAGATATTACTGGCATTTCTAATAATTTTATTTTTGATCTATAGTGCAATTACAAATGATTAAATTTTTGTATAATGGTCATAAATACGAAGCTGATTGGCATAATGGCTACGCCTATATTGAGCAAATAGGAGCGTATCTCACGGCAGATTTTTCAAATGGCTTGCCAATGAATATTCGCAAGATCAATCTTTTTATAAAACCAATAGAATTCTCAGTTGCTCGTCTAGTAGATGAATAATATTTAATTATTTTTTTCTATCTTTACATTTTTTTCTTGAATTATTTCAAAGTTAATTTCTTTTACTTTGAAGTTTTTATCACATAGTGCCGAAACTAATTTATTTAGATCTAATATTTGTTGATCTTTATCTACCTTTACTATAAAAACTTTTGCATTAAAAGTTTTTATGTATTCTAGAAGGTGTTTGTAGTTTTTTTGATATGTGAATAATTTTCTGTTATCATTAGTTTGCACAAGAAGGCATTTCATTTTTATTAGTTCTTATATTTGTTGGAATTGCATATTATTATATAATAAGCATAAGAAAAAATCAATATGAGAAAATTTGGAATTGAAATAGAATTAAATTCTTTTGATCAAAGAGATTTTAAAAAAAATCCACTAGCTAAAAACGAAAAACCAGAAGGTATAGATTACTTATTTGATTTGCTAAAATATAATAATTATAAAGTAGAACTTAGAGGATGGCAAAACAATCATAATAATAATGAATGGATATGCAAACCAGACGCAAGCTGTGGAATTGAATTGTGTTCTCCTGTTTCTGATAGCTTTGAAGAAATAAAAAGTGTAATAGACTTGCTATCTAAAGATTCAAAAATCACAATCGATGACAGATGTTCTTTGCATGTTCATGTAGATGTTTCTGATTGTATAGAAAAAAATAACTTTTTATTAGACTTTGAAAAATCAGACAAATTAGGATCTATTATTTCTTGGTGGATAAAATGCGAAGCGGTATTTTTCGACTCTTTTCCTACCAAAAGAAAAAATAATAAATATTGTCAGTGCATAGGGCTATCAGACATTTTGTCTGTGAATGATGTTAATACTAAAAAATTAATAAATGTTTTAGGTCAAAATAAATATTATAGCTTGAACACATATCATTTATCTAAAATCGATAGGCTGAGTGTTGAATTTAGATTGGCAGAAGGAGAAGCTTGCTTAGACTCCAACTTAGCAGTAAATTGGATAAATTTTTTAATTAATTTTATAGATTGTTCAATTAAAAAAGGAATGCCATCTGATCTTTGTTGGATAGATCCTGTCGAGGTGTTTAACTTTCTACATCTTGATAATGATATAATTTTGACAAAATGGTTTTTGAATAGGTTAATAACTAATATAAATAGCGACGTTAATTATTGGAAAAAAGACTTTAGAAAAAAATCAATAATTGAAATAAAAAAAATAATAAAAAATTTACATTTGGATAAAGAAATTAACAGTTATTTGTTCCAAAAGGATAAATAATATAGAGGCGTATAGCCATGAGTTTTGATCAAAAAATAGAAATAATAAGAAACCTTGCTGAGCAACTAGTTCCATATAATTTTCCATTGGCTCCAATGGATTATGAATATGATATTTCTTGCTTAAAAAAAACAGAAGCCGAAGTAGATGGATATTCAATAGTTATTCATTTCAATAAGGCTTGCTATGGAGATTATTATTTAGAAACTTTTCAAATATACAACAAAAATGCTCCGTTTTTGCCATTTAATTTAGTGGTAAAACTAGGACAAAAAGTACTAGGAGGACATTGCTTATCTTTAGTTGAATTTTATCAAACAGACAGGAAGGTTTATTGTTGGAACGTTTGTGTTGATAGCCGAGGAAGACCAATTCCTTCTCCTCTTAAAGAAAAAACGAAAATAAAAAATTTCGAAGGATTCGAATACAGTTACATGGTTCCAGAACAGTTAAATTTATACTGATGATAGAAGCCAAAAGGAGGTTTGCTGTGAAAAAGATCACAAAGAATAAGGTGCAGGAAGTATTTATAAACCATCTTCTTAAGGAAGGACAAGTTCAATTGCTTCTTCCTAATAATATGATATTAGAAGTTGGAATTACACAAGAAAATAAATATGGACATTTAGAAAAAAATCCAGATTATTGCTGGGTAATAGCCTCCCAAAATGGAAGAGAAGTTTCTATGGATGAATATAATTTAGGATTAAAATACGAAGATAAAAAAATCATATGTGAGCACGATTCTATATCTTCAAATGGAGAAAATATTAAAATATTAGATGTTATTTAAATAGTATTTAATATATTGATATCTCCGTTTGGCAATAGTAAAACTTCATTTGTAACATTGACATTATTATTAGAATTTACTATATTATAATCTATCCAAAGCGAAATACCTTCTGGCTTTAATTCACAATTAGAAACCATTAGAGATTGAATTTTAGGATCAATAATATCGTGATTATTCTCTATATTATTTTTAATAAAATTCAATAATTTTCGCGGGTCGATGAATTGCATCCAATCCTTGATTAATAGTTTTTCAAGTTTTCTTGGATCAAAAACCTGTTGTTGCGAGGTCATGTTATGAAAAAAGCTCCTAAGCAGACGGCGGTAGTAAAAGAGTATGTTCGTAGACTTTCTGACGATGATTTGAATATGGTTGTAGAAAGACTGACGCAGCCAATATGTGGAGATAGAGCGGATGTTTCTTTAATCTTTGAAAAAGATAAAGAAATAGACAAATGGCTGTGCCAAGCCAAAGGTGCAGAAGAGTGGTTTGATAGAGTAGATTCGATTCAAGATCAAGCTGTAGCTGAATTAGATAAGAGAAAAAAAAATAATGAATCTGTAGCTTGATGGATGAATGTTATGTTGTGTTATCAGGGGACAGCGTATATAATGTACGCTGTCCCCTAAATTTTTATAAATATAATAAAATGACTATTGAACTACAAGATCAGAATGACTTGGTCGAATGCTCAAAATATCCTAATTATGCAAAATTTAAATTTGAAAAGTTTAATCCGGTTCAAAGTAGAATTTTTGAAATATACAATCATGACTGTAATGTGGTTGTTGCTGCTCAAACATCCGCCGGTAAGACGGTATGTTCAGAAATGCTTATGGCAAGAGAAATAAGAGAAAATGGAAAGAAGGCGATTTATCTTGCTCCATTAAGAGCTTTGGCTAAAGAAAAAATTGATGATTGGACGGACCCTAGTCATCATTTTGGCGATTTGAATGTGTCGATATGTACAGGAGACTATAGACTTACAGAGAAAAGAAAAGAAGAATTAGAAAACGCAGATATAATTGTAATGACATCAGAAATGTTAAATTCTAGATGTAGAAATTACAAAAGCGAATCTAATGAATGGCTAAAACAAGCCGGAATTATAGTGATTGACGAAGCTCATCTTCTAACGGTTGCAGGCAGAGGCGATCATTTAGAATCGGGCTTGATGAAGTTTACACAAATTGCACCTAATTGTAGAATAGTCGCTTTGTCTGCGACTATGCCCAATGTGAAGCAAATATCGGAATGGATTTCGGATCTAAACAAGAAAGAAACTTATTTAATAAATTCTATTTATAGACCTTGTCCGCTAACAATTCATTATGAAGAATATGAAGATGTTGGTACGTACGAAATGAAAGAAGAATCAAAGATTGACAAGGCAATCGATATATTGCGAGAGCATAAAGATGATAAATTTTTAATTTTTGTTCATACAAAAAACACTGGCGAGAAAGTTAGAAAACAACTAAAACAATTTGGAGTAGAGTGTGAATTTCATAATGCTGATCTAGAAAAAGAAAAAAGACATGAGGTTGAGCATAAATTTAGATCAGGACAATTAAGAGCAATTATAGCAACAAGTACTTTGGCTTGGGGATTAAATCTGCCAGCCAGACGAGTAATAATTACAGGGGTACATAGAGGGACCATAGAAGTTCCGACGTATGACATCGCTCAAATGGCAGGAAGGGCAGGCAGACCGGGTTACGATCCAAAAGGCGATGTTTATATTCTTTTGCCCAATAGGTCGGCAGACGATCATATAGAAAGATTATCAATACCACAAAATATTGATTCTCAATTATTGACATATATTGGAGATGAAGATAATCCACATTATAAAACATTGGCTTTTCATTTGGTTAGCGAAATTCATCATGGTGAAATCAAGACCATAGGTGATATTCACAACTGGTACGACCGATCCCTAGCCAGATTTCAGTCTTTAGATTTAGATGATTCTATTGTTGATAAAACTATTGAATTGCTCATTCAAGTTGGAGCAATAAAAGAAGTAGATGGCAAATATGAAGCCACTTCTATAGGCAAAGTTTCAAGTATGTTTTATTATAGTCCTTTTGATGTTTCGGACTTGCGAAGAAATTTTAGATTTTTATTTATGAAGGACTTGCAAAACAATGATGTTGCCTTATCTATGGCTTTAGGAAATGTTGATTCTATAAGAATGGGTTTTGTTACAAAAAGTGAAAAAGAAGAAATGGGAGATTATCAATACATGATTAAAAAATCATTTGGAGATGCCTATTTAGAATCTTCTATTAAGGGCGGATATGCATATTATAAAATTTTAAGAGGAGAAGATCCCGGTCCATTTGTTTCGATGACAAGGGGAATACAACTAGATTTTGACAGAACGGCTTCTGTTTTGAATGCATTGGACACAATGGCTGCTAAATGGAACAAGAAAGATTTTTTTAATACGCTAGCTTTAAGAATAGCATATGGTGTTCGCCCGGAATTAGTTCAACTTTGCAAGATACCAAACATAGGACGAGTCAGAGCAGAAAAACTATACTCAGCAGGATTTAGAAAGCCGTCTGATCTATTGTCAAATCAAGATCAAGTCAAGAAGGTTTTAAATATGAAAGATGATAAAATTAAAGAAATTATTGAAGCCGCCTCTTCTGTTCATTGAAGTTTTTTTCGCATTCGCATTTTAATTTTATGTTGCATTAATTTATTTACTCGGTTTGCGAGTTCTGCTTTATTTAATTTTATTATTATTTTGTTATTTTTAATTTTCTTTTTCCATAAAGAAACGCCTGTATTGCATTTGATTTCGCATAAACAACATAAACATGCCTCAGACAGTGCGGGATCACGACTCCAATAAAATCCGGTACTTGGACATTTATCTCCTGCAGTGGTCGTTGTGCAATCGCTTGGGTTGGAATTTATGCCGGCTTTTGAACATAATTGCGGAAATCCCACAGGATAACTTGTCGGGACTGACAGTGTAGTCCATGATAAATAAAAATTACACTTGCTTAAATTATCTGTTAATGATGCTTGATAATTTACGTTTGGCGAGTTATATTTACAACAGCAACCATCTCCTGCTGGAACTCCAACTGATAGAGCACTATAAGATAGTCCGCAAGGACCGTCAGTGTTTATAGTTATTGTTACGTTCGCGCAATTCGTATGGCTTTGAGCTTTTATCTCATCGTAAGATTGAAAATATTCATTTGCTATATCGCTTATATTTATTTGATTTGGAGCTTTAGAAAGCTCTATTTCTTTTGTTTCGCTTGATTCAATTTGGTGTTGATTGGGAGCAAAAGAAACCCCAGACACGCTATATCTCATAGGTGCTCCAGAACAGGAGCACTCTGGAAAATCAAGTGAAGGCGAAGCATTTGGTCGTAATATTTGACCGCATGAATAAGTTATTTCTATTGAATCGCATCCATTAGGACAAGAAACATTACAGCAATTTACAAAACAGGCTCCGTCTCCCGTCCATACGCCACCAGAACAACTTGCAGTAAGAGAGCAATTAGTCATTTAATTCTTTACCAAAAAAATTATTGGGATATTCAATCTTTACCTTGCCATCACCATCTGTAGGTTTTCCATCTTGTCCTTCTACCCACCATCTAACTTGTTGTATTTCAATTCCCAATTCTTCCATATGACATTTATCTTTTGGAAATACTGGCATGTGATACTGTTTTCCTTCTATTAAAACAGCAACTCCACAAGTTCCCTTGTCAGGATTATAAATTCTGCAATTTCCACAAACTTCTTTTTTTTTCATAGTTGTATTGAATTATATACCATAAAATAGTAAGATAATAACATATAGAAAGTACAAAAATGAAAATTATTTGTGTGGCTGGACAAAAAAGGAATGGAAAAGATGAAATCGCCAATTATTTGGCTGAAAAATTAAATTTTAAAAGAATGTCTTTTGCATATAATGTAAAAAATATTTTTTGTAAAACTTTTGGCGTAGACTTTGATTTTGTAGAAAAGTGGAAAAATATCCCGGAACCGCCTCCCGGATTTGATATGTGCGTCAGAGACGCCCTAATGTTTATAGGAGATGGCTTTAGAAAAATCAAAAGAGACATATGGATAGACCTAGTATTTAAAGATGATCCTATAGAAATAGCTCTTTCAGATGGAAGATACATTAATGAATTAGAAAAAGTCAAACAAAAAGGTGGCGTAAATGTCCTGGTATACAGACCAGATTTTAGAAACGATGTGGATAATGATTCTGAATCTCAAGTTCTAAAACTTATTGATATTTTTATTAAACTTGAAAAAGAAGGCAGAGTAGAAGACCGCTTGATTGATTATTTTATTATAAATAATGGAAATTTAGATGATCTTCGCTCAAAGATAGACAACCTTATCCTCCAGGAGAAATCATGATAATTCAACTACCGGTTCCCAAAGAAAGAAACTTGTTATTCTCAAAAGATGTAAATAACGACACGATTGCAGAATTAACCAAGAATTTAATTGATATTAGCAATAATGATATTTATATTGAAAAAATATATAAAATTCATGGAATTTCATACGCTCCAAATCCTATCAAAATATATATTGATAGCTATGGCGGACAAGTGTATCAAGGTCTTGGCTTGATAAATGTGATGAAAAATTGCACCACCCCCATCCACACTATAGTCACAGGTTGTGCTATGAGTTGTGGTCTTTTAATATCGATTAGTGGTCATAAAAGATTTGGATATAAGCATTCTACTTTTATGTATCATCAAGTCAGTAGTCTTAAATGGGGAACTTTAAAGGACATAGAAGATGATGTTATAGAAGTTAAAAGATTACAAACAATTATAGAAAAACATGTTTTAGAAAAAACAAAGATAACAAAAGACCAGCTAAAGCAAAATTACGAAAAAAAGAAAGACTGGTACATGACTTCTTCCGAAGCTATTAAATTTGGAGTTATTGATGAATTAATCTAAATTTTGATTTCTAATTATTTTTTCAAGTTGTTCGATTTTTTTTTCGGTAAATACTTGAAAATCCCATCCTCTAATTTTACATGCTTCATTTGCTGCAAACCATTTATTTTTATTAACTTCCATATGAGTTTGGCTTGATGGTTTGACTTCCCAAAGCTCTTTGTGTCCATCCAAGAAAGTTACGAAAATATCTGGTATGTATCTATGAGCTTGTCCTTGGTGTATGTATGGCACTTCAAAAGGTTCGTAATCAAAAGATAAAACATCTTCATGCTGATCTAATAATTTATAAACTTTTTCTTCCATACCAGATCGGTATGGTAAGACTTTGCCTGTTTTTATTGATTGATATTTTCCCTGTTTAAATTTAGGCTTTTTAGTTTTTTTGCCTTTTTTTGTAAAATCATGCCAAACCATCGCTCTGTGTTGTCCTTTTATTTTTTTATGATCAAAGCTAGGATGTTTTACTTTAAAATGCATTATTAAATCACGCACTGGTGCTTTACAATGTCCCAAAGGACAAACTAAATATTCTCTTCCTTCGTCATGATTTTGAACAATATGATCTTTAAATTCTTCATATTCCTCAAACTCAATTCCGCAACAAAAACATTGATATTTTCTTAGATTATTATTTTGAAATGGTAAAGTCATTTTAAATATATATATAAAATGTTAAAATTAAAATAAACATAGGAGTAAAATATGAAAGTCATTTGTATTGATAATAGATATTATCCATTGTCTTTAGAAATTGGAAAAGAATACAAAGTAATTAAAGAAGAAAATGAATTTTACTTTATAGAAGATTTTAATGGCGAAGAATATTTTTATCCTAAAAATTTATTTGAAATTAAACACTGACATCAGCAGTTTTGCCTGAGAAAACAGGACTTGAGAATAATCTTTCCAAGGGGCTTGCAATCGACTGGAGGGCTGCTACAATTCGCCTATCAACGATGACGTTGGAAACAACAAGTCGCTGAGTTGATCTTTGACAACTGAAAAAAGTTCTTGCTGCTGCCGAAATGCAGCAGTGAAAAAACTAAGCCGTAGGGACGGTTGATGGATGTTCAAAAGATGTCCACAACTACAAAAGCCTAATCCTAAAGAAAAGGCGAGGATATTGGGAGTTATACCGTAAGGTAAAAACAAACAATATATGATAAAACAAAACCTTGTTTGTTAAATTACGAGGGGGAAATTTTATCGGAACTCAACGGTGGGCTTCGTAGAGAGGATGGTTGGGCTAAATAAATCCTGTAATTAGAAATAAAGGCGGGAAACAAAAGCTCAGCATGAATGACTTTGTAATAGTCAAGAACGCAACCAATAGTTCCAAGCTATTGGTCTTGGCGAAAACAGAGTAACAGTCCTCAAAGTATCACGGGATAAATCAAAGAAACTAGCAGCATCTTTGTTAAAAACCCCTCCTCTAAAGGGAGCAATTGTGGCGACAATGCATAGTGATATTGAGCCTGGACAAAAATACGAAAGCAAGCAAAAAATGTCCTAGAAACGACGCGTGAGCCTGAACGCGATAAAAAATCAGGAATGTCGAGGTGAATGTCCGGTATAAGTAAATTTATTACTGTAAAGTCCAACTATAAGAGGTTCCGCTGGTCAAAGGCGGTATCTTATAGGAAAGCTTACAAATAATAAAAATGCGAATGCCGAATAGACCACGACTGTCACACACAGGTCAATGGTGGGCGAAAAACGCTCAAATGGTGGTGGATACCTGTGGGCACTGCTCTAAAGTGACGAACTACTTTTGCGTAATTCATTCCTCTCGTAAGAATGAGTTGATTGCATAATCTTACTGCCTGAAGAAGCCGGTCGTAATCAGAAATGGTTGCGACCGGCTTTTTTATTTAAATTGATCCGCCAAAGCGCCCAGATCATCATGTGGAAGTTTTAAGTTTAGCTGTGTATTATCAATCGACCCATCAGAAATATAGCCAGAATTTAAAATCCAAAAATCTAAATCTTCTTTTGGTGGATAAGTAGAAATATCACGATATCTTAGATTAGGATATTTTTTAGTCACTCTTTCATGTCTTGGTCCTGTTCCCCAATCCTTTGCAGAAAGCGGAATTTTTTTTATATAACTGGATTTATAAAGAGATTTCCAAATGTTCAATGCGGAATCTGAAGTCGCAAGTTTAGCGGGAGCGAGCATTGCTCCTTTTTTAGTCGCTATATTCAAAGCAATTAAATATAATTTCTTTCCATATCCTTGCCCAGTAGGAGTTACAGAAACCCTATTGACTCGATATATTTTTGGATTTTCATTATCTTTTTCCGCATGAATATATCCTTTTATATTTTGATCAACATAAGAAACTTCTATTAAATTATCAGTTTCATTAATTTTTGTTTTTATTTCTTGTCCTAGCCATTCTTTAAAATTCATTTTTCGTCAATTTCCGTGTTGGAATCAGAAATGGATGGGAATTTCTTTCCTTTTTTTTCTAATTTTTTAACCGCTTCTTCTTGATTTATTATTTTAATATTTTTTAAATCTTTAGAAGTAAAGAGTCTTTCATTGTTTGAAGACGAATCCTCCAGATCATGGGCAGAAAAACTTGCCCCAGATATCCATGCTTTATCTTCATCATCTGGATTTTTCATTCTTGCAAAAACTAAACGTCCATTTTCGCCAGACCCATAAATTTTTTTATCCTTTTGGAAGAAAAACACCAAGTCATTATCTTCCATTAAACATTTTTTATTAAATTTATCTTTAACCTCATCCCAGCGATCTAATAATTGTCTAAAATCAGAAAAATTTGGTGAATTCATAAAGCCTCCATAGATATATATTTATATGAGTAAATATAATATTTCATTTAGTGATTTTTTAAAAAATGAAGAAGAAACATACTTCACAGCTATGAATAAATTAGGAATTGATAAGGATGATTATAAAAAATTTCCTCAATCTTCCTCATTTTTTTCTTTTGGACAAGTTCCTTTTAATTTAGGAATATATACAATATTAGATTTTAAAAGAAATGAAAAAGGCGATATTACACACGCTAAGGTCAAGCAAATCAGAGACAAGCATTTTAATAGTTTGTCATATGACAAGGAAGATAGAGAGAAACTTGATAAAAGCAATGAAGAAGAATCTTTTCTTGTTCCTATAGAAGATCTAGAATCGTTAATGACACAAGCAAATCAACAACCAGCAGCCCCACTAGAAGGCGGAATAACATGAATTTCAGAGAATGGTTAAAGTTATATGAAGTTGGAACTATGGCATCTACTCCTACAGGTGGGGTTGGGGATATTGCTCAGTTCAAATTGCCTATGGGCGGCATAGTTAGAAGAACTTGGCCATATTTAGATGACAAGAAAAAGAGGAAGAAGAATGAGATTTAGAATTTTTTTTGAATCATTAACAGGCGGACTTAAAGAAAAGATATTAAATAGCGAATTTTTAAAAGCCATTATTGCTAACAAAGGAAAGCCGAATTTTGTTGGCGGAGCCATAAGAGATTTTTATTTAAATAAAAAATCAAAAGACATAGACGTAATAATTTCTGGTATAAGTTCTGAAAATTTAATTAATTTACTTCGTAATTTTGGCAAGGTTGATGAAGTCGGACAATCTTTTGGAGTTATAAAATTTAAGCCTTATGAATTTGAGGTTGATGAGCCGATTGATATAGCTCTTCCAAGAACTGAAAGACCCATGAATCAAGATGAGAAAGAAGAGTATAAAAAAAGAGTGGGCAAATACCCTTCTGCTTATCAAGCTTTCACCACATCGCCAGATCATAATATGCCAGTTCATAGCGATTTGGGAAGAAGAGATTTTACAATAAATGCTATAGCTCAAGATCATTTAGGCAATATTATCGATCCTTATAATGGAATAGAAGATATAAAAAATAAAGTCATTAGAATGGTTGATAAAAAAGCTTTTTCTCAAGATCCATTAAGAATGCTTAGAGGCGTTCAATTCGCTTCAAGATTTGATTTTAAAATAGAGCCAGAGACGTTCAAGGAAATAAAAGATAATGTAAGTTTGATAAAAGGAATACCAGGAGAAAGAATTCTTATTGAAATTGAAAAAATTGTTGAAAAAGGAAATCAATTAGCTGGAGCAGACCTTTTGTGCGAAACTGGTTTATGGCAAGAGATATCTGGCTTGTCTTGTTCTGTTCACAACAAAGAAATGTTCGACAAAAGCAAATACATGTCAGAGTTTCTTTTTCTCATGATGTTTGGTTCGGCTGATGAAAACAAAGCTTTACAAATTTGTAAAAAATTAAAATGCGATCTGAATACTGAAAAGCAATTAAAGGGATTGTATCTTGTATGGCAGAAGAAGGACGAAAATCCTAACGTAATTGTTTTTGAACTAAATAAAATACATCCTAGTTGTTTGAATTTGAATTTACTACCAGAAAATATTAAAAAATCCATATCTTCAAATGCTCCTAAAAGCATAACAGATTTAGAAATAAGTGGAAATGATCTGATGTCCATGGGATATAAAGGACCAGAAATAGGAAGTGTATTAAAAGATGTAATAACGCAGATTCTTCATGGCAAATTGCACAACTCTAAAGAAGAAATAATAAAATACATTAAACATTGATTTATTAAATTTTATCTACTATAATCATACTAGGCGTAAAGTGCAACACGTTATAGCCATACTTACGGATAAAACTGTAGCGGTTTGAGGAAATTTCCGACTGAATTTTTATTCGATGAAATCCTCGTTCACGATCCGGTCTGGTTGGAGATTTGCGGGTTCGAATCCCGTAGGATCGCTAAGGATTTATCCATGGAATTAAAATTAGAAGAACTAAAGCTAATAAAAGAAAAAAGACAAATTGAACAAAATAAAGATTATGTCTTAATGGAATTTGATCAAAATCTTCAAAAGGTTTTAGATCAAGGTTATCAGATGATGGACAGAACAGGCACGGGCACAAAATACTTGCCTTTTGTTTCCACTCTCGTAGATATTTCTGAAAGAGTTCCTGTGCCTACAAGAAGAAAAACTTCTTGGAAATCTATGTTGAAAGAATATCTGTGGTTTCTTATGGGATCAGATAAAATTGATGATTTAAATAAAATGGGTTCTAAAGTATGGGATGCTTGGAGAGATGAAAACTGGGCAAATTCAAATGGATTTCATCCATCTAGTATTGGATATGGATATGGTCCAAATTTAATTCATTGTGGTGGCGACCTCTCTAATTTAGAAAGCAATCCTGGAGTTAATCAAATTGACTATGTGATAAATGAATTAAAGACAAATCCTAATTCTAGAAGAATCTTATTTTCTTTTTGGAGAGGCGATAAAGTAGAAAAAAAAGATGTTGTATTGAATTGTTGTCATTTAATTTATCATTTTATTGTAACTCCAAATAAATACAACGAAATGAAAGACCTAAGCTGTTGTGTATATGCTAGATCCACGGATGCTTTTGTGGGGGCATTATCTACCAACTTGCAAGGCGCGGCGTTTTACACGTATATGATCGCTCAACAAGTAGATATGAAGCCTAAACATATTAACTTTATGTCAGGTAATTTTCATATTTATAACAATCACATTCCTTTAGTAGAAGAATATCTCAATAGACCTATTGTTAATTCTCCAAAATTAAAATTGAATAAAAAAGATTCAATATACGAATACACCGCAGAAGATTTTATTCTTGAAGATTATAATCCTTTAGATAAAATGAATGTTCCAATCTCGGTATAATTATGATTAATTTAATAGTTGCTTTTGATGAAGGTAATTTTATAGGCAAGGATAATTCTCTTCCTTGGCATCTTCCTAAAGATTTAAATAACTTTAAACAAATGACAACAGGAAATGTTGTTGTTATGGGTAGAAACACATGGGAAAGCTTGCCTGATAAATTTAGACCTTTGCCAAATAGGATAAATATAATAATTTCAAAAACATATTATGATGATATGGATAAGTTTATGAATAGTTTTGGATCGCCTCCATCCACGAACACATTTGCCGTTAGAGATACAAACGAAGCAGTAATAGCTTATGAAAATATGTTTAGAGATAAAGAGTTTTATATAATTGGAGGAGGCAAGGTTTATGAAGATTTTTTATCTAAAGATCTTGTAGAAAGAATGATAGTGACTCATGTAAAAGGAAATTGCGAAGGCGACACCAAATTCCCAGAGATTAATTGGAATGATTGGAGTTCAAAAGAATTAGATAGGCAAACAGATTTTACTATCACACAATATGATAAAATTAATTAATAATAATAAAAAAATAGCCGTTGTTGGAGACTGCATAATTGATGAATACCACTATGTTAACGCAGAAAAAGTAAGTCCAGAATTCCCCATACCGATATTACAATCAGAAAAAGATAATCCTACACATGTTCGTCCAGGCGGATCTGCTAATGTTTGTTATCAATTTTTTCATCTCAATAAAAATATAAATTATTTTAGTTTGATAGACCAAGATGCTATTGATGTTATTAATAATTATAAATTTATTGATTTAAGTGGTTGCGTTTTAATTAAAAATAAAGTTCCTAGAAAAAAAAGATTTTATCAAGACGTATTTCCCTTGTGCAGAATAGACATAGAAAAAACTAATCTAGGCTATAATGATGAAGAATTATATGATTTACACATGGCTTTAATCAAAAATTTAAAAAAATCAAATTTTGATATTTGCATATTTTCTTATTACAATAAAGGGCTTTTTCCTTATCGAGGAATAGTAGAAAGATATTTTAAAGCAGTTGGAAAAAATTGTATAAAAATAGTTGATCCTAAAAAAAATATAAACAAATGGATTGGCTGTGATATATTCAAGCCTAATTATAAAGAGGCTTATGAAATGACTGGTTGCAAAGACTCTGAATCACAATCTAGAATGTTGCAAGCAAGGACTGATGCAAAAGCGGTGGTGGTCACAAAAGGCGGGGAGGGCATATATGGAATAATAGATAATGAATATTTTGAATTCCGCCCACAATCAAAATCCATAGTGAACTCAGTTATAGGAGCAGGAGATTGTTTTGTTGCATATTTTGCTGCTGCCATTGCCGGAGATATTTCGATTAGAAATTCTGTTGAGTTGGCTTATAAAGCTGCCTCTAAATATGTTGGCAATGTTTATAATGAACCTATTCATTATTTGGATGTTATTCCTAGTAAGGCAATCCACCCCGATTTATTAATTAATAGAAATTTCAAACTTTCATTTACAAATGGATGTTTTGACATTCTTCATCAAGGACATTTACATAGTTTAAAATTTGCCAAATCTAAAGCTGATAAATTAGTAGTAGCCTTAAATTCAGATGAAAGTGTTCAAAGATTAAATAAATCTCATAAATTAATTAATAATTTTGAGTCTAGAAGTAAAATGCTAGAATCACTAGAGTGTGTTGATTATATAATTAAATTTGATGAAGACACACCATTAGATGTTATCAAAAAAATAAAACCTGATGTTTTAGTGAAAAGCGAAGAATATAAAGAGCCAGTTGGTGCAGATTTAGTAAAAGAAGTTTATCTTTGTCCCGTATTGGATGGATTTTCTACTACTAAAATTATAGAAAAAATTAAAAATCATATCTAAATAATAGTATGAAAAAATTTACAGAATGGATGAAATTAAAGGAACTAGCTGGTCCGGCTGGCGGAATGAATCCGATGGGAACGACAGGAATAGGCACTGGAATGGCTAAAAAACCCATGGACCCCACAGCAGGACTTTTAAAAAAGATTGCTAGTAATAAAGCAGATCCTATAATGTTAGCTAAGCAAATTGGACAAGCTGCCGATGTAGCAGATCGTCAAGCTAAAACTGCTGCCGCAGCAGGAGATGCTCCCGCGACGGCTAAATTATCAATGAATGCTGCAAAAATGAGACAAGCAGCATTAGCGGCAGGCACGAAATGAATTTTAAGGAATGGTTAGTAAAAGAAGGCGGAAAAGGCTCTGGAACAAAAATTAGCATTACTGGACTAAGATCTGGCGGCAACTTACAAGGGGGCAGAAGATTCATTCCCGCCAAGCCTCATATCCATCCTGTTAAACATCCGCTTTCTACTATTCACAAATAATTACTATTTTATTTCATGGAAGAAAAGGATTTAGTGATTATTATAGAATGCGAGCCTAGTTTTCATGATAACTGGATGAGTTTTGCATCTTGGTATTCTATTCAAAAAAAAATATCTGACGCCCAAGTTTTATTGACCACTAATTTTATGGGTAATTTTTTTGGTTGGGCAAATCGTTGTAATGTTAAAATTTATAGAAATCAATTTAAAATAGAAAGACCAATTATTAAAAGAATAAAACCATC